TTTTTCGACAAGATTCTTGTCAATGTAAGCACTCGCGGCTGATGGACCCATGCCCAGTTACTCCTAGTGATCGCCACCGATCTGTGATAATGATATGGCTAAGAGTAAGGCATGAGCTCGAGGGGAGGCAAGCTGTTCGTTTTCTTTCGTAGTTTGGCCACACTGTATGCCCATCCGTGGGCGCTGTGCGTTAATGGTTCAGCCACTTAGTATAGTAGGCCTTGAACCATGCTTTGAACGTATCCAGATCCACTTCCACTCGGCAAGGTCCGATGGAGCTGTGGGTCCCTGTACCAGCTGGCTGGAGCGGAAGCTCTCCTTCCAAGCAAACCCGCCAGGACTTGCGGTTCTGCCTGAATACCAGTATTGCAAGACCGCCTGTACGTCCTGCGGACGTCACGCACTGCTTCCACCACGTGTTCACAGACAGTTGCTCTTGACGCTTAATCTCAATTTCGAGGTTCATGGGGTTCGATAGATCCGCGCCCCCTACAGCACTCTGGTTCTGGTTGCGCTGAAACAGCTCGTCGTTGGTTGCGTACTGAGGCAGCTTGTAAGCGGCTCGCACATCAGCAATGATCAGGTTGAGGATTTTAGCGATCTCCCGCTCCCCTTCCTGCCCCTTAGTTCTGACGTTGATTGTCATGCTTTAGCCCTGGAATATACTTCATGAATTTGCGCCACCAGCGGGCATTCCAAAGACGGCGAATGATGTAACTTCTCAACACTGATGCCACAGTAAACCAGAACACAAAATGAGCGGCCACTGTGTTAGTCATTTCGACATTGTATGCGTAGTTGAGGGTCTTCTGTATTGCAAAGGAAAAGATGAGTCCAGTGAGAGTGTTGACACATGCTTCTACGAGGCTGCCGGCTTTCGTTTGTCCGCTCATGACACAGCCCAATTGATTATGGCAATAAGCATCCATAGAATAATTGAAATTCCAAAGGCAAGCACAGCGGTGAAAGTGTACTTGGCGAGTCGATCCCAAAACTCAACACCGTGAGGAATAAGGTGCTGCTTTTCCTTGGACTCATAGTAGCAGCCAAGCACGATGGAAAGCATCGCGCCAAATAGCGCAAAGAAAGCAACGGAACCGAGTAGCTCTTGGAATGCTTCCATCCTAGACCTCCTGGTTGTCACTGGCCAACTGTGCTGCTGCATCTTCGCAGAGCATTTCTATTCGGCGGTCAATAGTGTCCCTGGCCTCTTTAAGATCCACCAGGCGCTCCTTATTCCCTCGACCACCAGGCAGCAAGAGCTTCTTGATTGCGTGCTGGGTTGCCCCGCTCGAATCATCGACCCGGAATAGATCACAGGTTCGATACACATCAATTTCTGTTAAATGCTGCACCGGCTTGAAATAGTGGCCATGCTTTCTCATACGGGTTCCTCATGGGGTTAGTAGGCGAGCGGCCCAACCACATGGCAGGCCGCCCGTCAAACACGCTCAACTTCAACTCCGGTCCTCCGCTGCGTGACCAGCGGATTCATTGCAGTCACGTACAACCGCCCGAGCAAGGCGGGCGCCTTCGCATCTTTTGAGCATGTTATCGTCTCGGGTGCTTCTTGTGTCAGCGCTCCGAGCAGCCCTGTCCTCGGGGGAGGCTCATCGTCCGCGATATATGTATTGTCATCCCCGTCACGGCGCGGGTGTCCAGCGACCTCACAGGTCTGCGATCGTTTCCTGGATCGCCTTACTGTGCTTCCGCTGGCTGATGTGTGCATTGCAACACAAAAACCCTTCGTATCGCAACTCTAATAGACGATAATTTACGAGGGGCGAAAACGCTCCATAGCAAGAGTGATCACCTTCAATACAAACTCAGCTTTCTGCTCGTACCCATCATGGAACTCATCAGGGTCGTGCCGGGACTGTACATCCTCGAGCGCATCGTTATAGATGTCAGCAAGCAATAGCTCACCGTCAAGACCGTTATGCTGCACAATGCTCGCGTCCAGGTGCCCAACGAACTGCACTGCGCAGCTGGCCTCAAACTCAATCGCCACATTAGTGAACCCGTCAGCGCCAGCCTTCAGGAAGAGCGAGGTCACGCCCTCCAGCTTGCGCCCGTCCATTGTCATCTCGCACTGCATACCCTTGTCGCCTATGGTTTGGTTAGGGTACATAGGCAAGCTGAAGTCGAACTGGTGCTCGTTTAACTTATCCATTGTTTTCTCCTAAACCTAGAATGTTATCCCGTGCATTATCCCAAATGTCAACCGGACTGTGTCCCATTGCTTCGTTATGGTCCTCCATATTAGCTCCGCACATGCAAACACCGGAACTGACCTGGGCGTACCTAATTAAATCCTCAAGCTCACCAACCCTTGCTTCCAGCTTGCAAACAGTACTGACGAATTTTAGGTTGTTGCAAATGTGTTCTGATCCAAATTGAGGACAACCCTCATCCACACACAACTCAAGCCCACTAGCGTCCTCTAAATTACTAAGGTGTCTATCAAGGGATTGTACTGCGGCCACTGCAAGGGCTGCAACCTGTACCATTCTCTTCCTATACTTGTCATAGTTGCCCATCCCAGACAGTACCCGCGACCAACCTGCATAATCACAAATTAAACTAACCCACTCCTCCGGTGTATGCTTGTCATCGCTTGGTTGTCCTCCCCACTTCGAATCCTGGCGAGCACGTTCGTTAATTATATCAACCATTACTTGTGATGTCATTGGACCTTTACGCATTACTTAACTCTCCCATAGCTATCATCTACAACGTTGGGCAAATGCAACTTCCTCATCTTTGCAATTGCTTGCTTAATACCATCATCAAAAGCGTCATCATTGTTGAACGCCATTGCTGTAGCAACACAGGCTTCCAATTCCAGGATTGAAGCATTACCCTGAAAGTATTCAGACATCGCAAACTCGCGTCCCGTAGCCTTACGAATCTCATACTTCAGGAACTTGCGCTTGCGCCTACGTTGCTTCAATTCTTCAAAGAGCTGTGCAAACGGTCTAAGTAAGTTCATTTCAATTCCACCTTTGCAGCTTCTTCCCGTGTACCCTCAAAGATAACCGTTACCCGCTCCCCTGTACGTGCAGACGGACCAGTGATCTTAAAGGTGTGGCGACGGTCAATACAGTCCTGCATAGTGCTCGCGGACTTAACCTTTTGGACTTTTATTTTCATTCCTCTTCCTCTTGCTTGCGTAGTGGGCACCAGATTGGGATTCCGGGTTCCTGCTGTGCGGTTGGGATAACGCTACGGCCTGCGGCCGCACAGCTGACGCTGTAGGGGAGATCGCGGTTCGCCGCTGTGCATGTAGGGACATACGCCACCGCCCCGAAGCCGCCCTTGTGCCCTCGGTGTGGGCACTGGCAGCAATCATCTATCTTAAGATACACCGACATCAGAGCCCCCTGTTATTTCATCGTAGGCGATTTGCACGAGGAGACATGGCTGCCCCGTCTTGACCACATTACGCAGTGTCCGACGAGCGAGCTTATCATCGCTAGGTGCCCGTCGCATGTAGCGCTTGGCCATCCGCTTCACTTGCGTGTCCGCCTTAGGCTGGGCGTGCATGTAGGAAGCGAGGGTCATGTTGACTACGCAGTTCCATAGATATGTCTGTTCCATTACCGCCACCTCTGCGCTTTGTTGCGCTTTCGATCTGACTTGTTACGCTTGCCGTTCCCTGCCATACGGGGGTCACAGCACAGCTCTTGGATTTCTTCAAACTCCCGCACTCGCATTTTCTCAAGCTGGCGCTCTATGGCCGCGGACTCCCGTATCATATCCTCTTCGACAACTACGAAACCAGCATCACTTACTATTTTAGAGAGCCCTGCTGCTGTAGCACCCAGGATTAGAATATGCTTACCCATAGTGTTGCACTCCCTTCCACTAGATGCTAGATAATTCGTCATAGAGCCTACGTGTTACAGCAAGGTCAGGGGCAAGGGATTCAAACTTCGGCTGCATACTGTAGTCGATCAACGCACTGTGACGGAACTCGTTGAACTCGCTATCAGTAAGGTGGGCCCATATAGCAGCAGCGGCAGTTGAATCGAATAGATCTTCAAAGGGGGCATGGAGCCCAACGCACTGCGCCAATTGATAAGGCGCATCGTCGTCCAACCTCGGAAGCCCAAGCTCAGTCAAGCTGTCCTGCACATCGTCGAAGTCCCGATGCAGAATAACCTTCGGACAGTCCTGCTCGTTCACCCAATCCGACCAGCGCCAGATGCCAGTGCAGCTAACACCCGCCTTGACAAAGCCGTTGCGGTATGCGTGCAAGCCAATCGACTTATTCCAGTCCTCATAGTGGTGTGCATATAAGGGGTCATGGGCACAGAATACCGCATCCGTCGTGAGCCAGTTAGCTGCCCACGTTGTGCCCGAGCGAGGGAGCCCGATTACCATAAAGTCAACCACTTTTCACCACCACTGTGTCGTTGAGTAGTTCCAGGCGGATTTTAACAGCACCCCGAGCCATAAGGACAACAGGATCCCGGCTTGTAACTTCGAAACCTTGGGCCTTCTTAAAGTCGATCGCTTCACGGAGCTTTAGTTGCATACGCGGAGTCTTCATTTCGCTCTCCCCTGCCGCTTCAGTGTCATTGCACGGCGCATCTTCTCAAGTGCGTTCAGCGCTTTGTCCCGCTTCGGATATGCGCCAGGCAGGAGCTCCCCTGTCATCTGCACATACCATTCGCCCTCAAGCCACTTAACGACCTTGTCGCCGCCGCGTACAAAAGGCAGCTCATAACCCGCTTCGTGTATGCGGTCGTAACAGTCGGGGCAGCGGCGTGCCAGTTCCATGATATTTGCATGTACGTCTATCACATTTGCGTCGCCTGGGTAGTCGCTACCGTCGAACACAAGCGGGCTCTCGTGGTTCCCGCCCCTGTCTACCATTTCCTGGGCAATAGCATCGTGGCGTTCTTGGATGCTTGCCACATGTAGCAGGCCGTCTGCAATGAAGCCCGCCATCGACGTACCTTTGTTGATACTACCGACGAACATGTGTGTCTCTACGTGCTCTCCGCGAAGGTGCTTGCTGCACATAAGCTCAAGCGGTGCCATCCATAATCTCATATCGTTCTCCAAGTACCCAGCGCCACCATTGACGCTGGGATAGATGTGCCTACTCTATACTAACTTCTAGAACCTCGCACGCATCCCCGCAATTAAGCGTGAAATCCAGTTGCGTAGGCGCTCCAGGAAAGGCGGTGGAGGTGATGAGAAAGCTCTTCGACACTGTGTCAGACAGCATCGATTCCCTCCCATCCGTATCCACTGTGGTCACAGCAAACGACACCACATACTCCTGGTCCGGTCGGGGTGTGAGGTCAAGCGTCACAACACGCTCCGCAGTATCCGCGCTAACCGATTGCATCGTCGAGCTCCTGGACAGGGGCTCAGTTATGTCCACACCATAGTAGACGCGGAACTCGGCTATTTCGGAGCTAGCCATTGGCGTGCCGTCAACACGAGTTTCAGGAGCTACCCAACTCAGGGTAGATGTAGCTTCGGCGGCGTAGCTCGGCACAGCGAGCAGCAGCGCAACCAGTAGAAATAGATATCGCATGGTCTTTCTCCAACAAGAAGGAGGCGGGATTGCCCCCTTGCATAATACCCCCGATCCAGTGCGGATCACAACTACCAGTCTTTGAGGAAGCGAAGGCTACTTTCAACTCTTCAGGGCTTATACTACACCCCTCGGTCCGCCTTTAAACTGTGCTTCGACTGCGCCCTGCTCAGCGAGCCACTTATCTACTGCCACCTTGCGGCCAGCGATTGGGTGCTTGTACCAAAACCCACCTGATGCACGCGGCACGTTGACGCCAGCATAATGCTGCTCCATACGCACCCACACAACACCCTCCGAGCTGACCACAACGCGCATTTCAATCTTCTCGTCCCACTGCTGAGCCTGCGGGCTTGCGCTGTGCAGGTTACAGGGTTTGGCGACTTGTGCTGTGTACTTTTTCATGATGCCTCCTTAGGCGAAGATTGAGATACCGAACAGACCGCAGGCGATACCCAGGCCGGAAATGACACAAGCGATAAGAATAAGAGCAACCATGTGAACCTCCCTCGGTCCGTTTGTTTACTGTGTAGCAAATATAAGACGCTTCTGACGCTTCTACAATAGGGTAAAGCAAAATAATTCAAAAAAAGACCCGCCAGGAGGCGGGCCAAGGGTTGACGACGCAACATCGACAGAGCTAGTAGAAGGAGACCTTCGTCACCTTGTGCGTGCTAGGGAGGTTTCCTTTGAAGTCATCGACAGCGTATTGAGCATCCGCTTCGGACTTGAAGTCCTGTCCGTTGCCGTGCAGTGACAGCACCCAATACCCGGCGCTGGGCTTGCGCTTCAGGCGCCCGATGAATGTCTCCTGCGAGTCGCTTCGGGTCATTTCGATTTCTGCTTGCATGTCTATCCCTCCAGGGACGTTAGAGGCCTCCAGAGAGAGGCCGGGGGTTGGTGTTACTTATCGAAGCCGTTAAATTCCCAGCCCATGCGAAGCGCGATCGCTTCAGCTTCAGCGACGTCCTTCACCTGGCGGCGTGTCTCGAAAGACATCATGCGGCTCTTTGGGAACATCGGATTCGGTACCATAAAAAGTGCAGTCTTCATGTCTATCCCTCCAGGGAGCTATTAAGCGAAGTTACGTTTGGCGCTGTCCATGCGGTCACGTTCCTGACCCATTGCACGGACTGCGGCGTTTTCAAACTCATCTGGGCAGCCCTTCTCCGCAAGCAAGCGGGCCAAGCCCATCATGCCAAGTCCGTCACGGGCTGCGAGCTTGCCGAGGTTGATTGCACGTGCTTCAGTGAACTTGGCCATTTCGTTTTCCTTCTTTTGCGTTAATGTAGGTGTAAGTTAGCACACCTACACCTGGATGCAAGCACTTTCGCAAAAATAAATTGACGCCCCGTAGGGCGTCAGAGGGACCTTAGAGGATCCCTTTCTGCCACTGGCCCAGCTCAGTGCTTGCTGTGGTACGCTTGATGCCGTGTGTCAGCTCAAGGAAGTCCATCATCCGAGCGCGGAGCTTGCGCAGGACTGCGATGTCAGTTGGGCGATCGTTAGCGATCCACATGCTGTTGGCCACATTATGAATCGTGTCTCTGACGCTGCCTTGCTTAGGCTGTGCAGGACCGACCTTGACTTGTAGCTTGCGCGGTGCTGTAGGCTGCTGTACAGGCGCTTCGGCTTGCGTCTGTGCATTGCGACCCATGACCTTGTAGATCTGCTTAACGCGGTGTTGCCTGCCCGCTGTCCAATCTTGTACGTGGCCGTTCTTGACACACAGGATGTGGCCTGCGACACGAACTAGATAAACACCGGATCCAAGGACCCGCTCGGCTGAGCGCACTGTAAGAGCCCCTTTACGGCGGGCTGAGGATGTTACGTCCTTTAAATCATATCCAAGTTTGTCAATGACGATAGGTGTCCAGTTCTGATCGCTACCGCGACCCTTCTTACGACCCAGCTGAGCGAACATCGTGTTGACAGTAGCGTAATCAGTGCCCGTTGCGATTGCAGCGGCCTTCACTGCGCAGTCGTTGCGCTCTCCCATCATCTTGCTGTCTTCGAATGCTGTGGTGTAGTCCATGTTGCGTCGCCTTTTTGCTGTTTTGCTTTAGTATGTACACACATTATGACGCATCTGAAATGGATGCAACGACTTTCGCAAAGAAAATGAAAAATAATTTCAGTTCGTAGACGCTCCGACGCTTCAGAATGTTATGGGCATGGTATGGACCCTCCCACCCCCTCGTCCCCCTCGCCCTTGGCTGCGTACAGCTCATAGAGACATACGTTAGATGACCCCGACATGAGCTACAGCACGCACAGCAACAACATAACACCACACACACTACTACACTATTATACTATTGCATCTTACGATCGTTCTTTGTTTTTAAGTGTGTATTGGTAGGGGTGGGGGGCCCCCCTTCCCACCAACATAGTAGTGTTTTATTATTCCGTTGCTAGGCCATACAGACAATAGCTCTATGAGTCGCAGGGGGCAAACACATGGGCTCGGGCCGGGGGGCCCCGGGTATCTAGCGTATGGCGTGTTTCTGCTATATAGTACGCATTCCAGTTCACAACAGGAGTGAGTCATGCTTACACAACTAGAAGCCAGAAGTGAAATCGCAGGTCGTACCGACTATGTCAGTTCCGACTACTATCGCACCGAGCAGGGGGAATCCGTTCCTCTAATGATAGGGGACCAAGTCACAGACATCTTCTTTGATATGGTGCATCACGAGCCCGGTTCCATAACCAGGCTTGAGTGGGCTGTTGATAAAGGGCTCGTCACCAAGGTCATGGTAGGCGAGGATGGGGATTTCTACTTTGATATGACCCCACCGGAGGACGTACATAAAGCAGCTGACCAGTTGAACTGCCGTATCATGGCAATGATGCTCGCGTTCCCGGATCGCTACACAGCAGTCTTCGGAAAGGACCTTCCATGGGATTACCACGATCCGAGGTTCGAGGAGTTCCTTGCCACGAGCTACGCGAACCAGAGCGAGTGCATTTCCTATGACATGTATGTGGCCAAGACTGCACCCAAGCGACCGCAGGGGCGCCCCAGGAAGGAGAAGAAAGAAAAGGGCCGCAACAACGCTCATCGGAACTGGCTTGAGGCGTGTCGTGAGCACCGGGAGCGGGTATCGGATGCCTGGAACAAGTACATGCAGCTCTGCAAGGACCGGAAGTTAAAACGGAGGGAAGCTGTCGCCTGGCGGGAAGCAGAGCTCACACGTATAGAGGGGGCATACAGGGCTCGTCTCCAGCAGCTTGATGATGAGGTTGAGCAACAGCTCGAAGCCCATGCCCAAGCCAAGAGCATATCGAAGCCATTGAAGGATGACTTTTAAGCGCCACTGGTTGCGATAACTACGCCCTCTCGCTATAGTGTGGGCTCCCAATAACACACAGGAACATCGGTATGTCTAAAAGCAACAGTGCCCAGGAGCGTTTCGACGAGCTGTACATTACCAGTTCGGAGATCCAGAAGGAGCTGAGCATCAATAGATCCCTACTAGCAAGGGCACGCATCCGGGGCCGTTTGCCCGATCCGGTATGTGTGCCAGGCGTGCGTGCTTTCATATGGGAGCGCGAAGCTGCCAAGCCCTACATTGAAGCCTGGAGGATCTCACTTGCTTCCCATCGCGGGGAGCTTGCATGACGATACTGGCTTGCGCTGATTGGTGGCGCTTGCCAGTTGAGATGCAACGGAGGGACCAGTGGTGTTTGGCTGGCCCTGATAAAGCACCTTACCTCGCAGGCCCTAATGGCCCATACCATGCCAGCCCCGTAACAGGCCCATGGTTGGATTTCGAAACCGCTTGTAACTATGCACTGGCCTACGGCTGGGGCATCGGGTACATCATAACAGCGGAGGATCCCTATACATGTATCGACATGGATGTCAAGGACATTGAAAGCCGGGATGCGAAAACAGGGGAAGCGTACCCCAAAGAGAAATGGACCTCGCAAGTCGAGCTAGACTTCTATCGGGGTATCACACAGTTCGCGGAGAGCTATACCGAGCTCAGTTCCTCAGGGAAAGGTCTGCATGTGTGGGTCAACGGGGACATTGGTAAAGGCCGCCGCGGCAAGGGGATTGAAGTCTACTCCCGTGAGCGCTTTATCGTCTGTACGGGGAAGCCTGTATCAGACTTTGTTTACCACATTATCAACAGCGTCGCGATCCCGGTTGTGCAGGGGACAGGTCAGTTCCCGATCAACGATGGGGCCATGCTGCTGCAATCCCTGACCCGTGAGCTGGGGCTAGCCGAAGCACAGATCCAGCTTGAGGAAGTAGGCGAGGAGCTTACTGACACCGAGATATGGCAACGGGCGCGGTCTGCTAGTAACAAGGACAAGTTCGAGGGGCTCTGCTATGGAAGGTGGCAGGACTACCAGTTCCCGAGCCAATCGGAAGCGGACTTGGCGCTCATGTCCATGTTCACTTTCTACAGCAAGTCGAACGAACAGTGCAGGCGCTTGTTCCGTGCTACTGTGCTCGGGCAGCGTGACAAGGCAGTCAAGAACGATGTCTACCTGAACAGGACGCTTGAGATCATACGAGCGCGACAGGCCAAGGCACAGGCGGGCGTAGAGAACGGGGCAATGCTCGCCCAAGGACTGCTCGCCAACTTGGACCGCAGCAAGGTGGCGCACATGGTACACCACCCAGCGCCAGAACAACCACCCGCACCAGAACAACCACCCGCCCCCTACATGCCACCAAGTGACATGGATGTGGACCCTGCTGTGAAGCACATGGTTCAGACGACCGACCAGACTGTGCATACTGTAGCGCCCGACAACCATGTGGACTTTAAGCCGCCTGAAGTGGAAGGGCTTGAGTGGCCCCCTGGGCTCGTTGGGGCCATAGCTGGATTCATCTATCGCAATGCGCCTCGGCCAGTGAAAGAAGTTGCTATTGTAGCAGCGTTGGGCCTTATGGCCGGCATTACAGGCAAGGCATACAACGTGGGTCAGACAGGACTCAACTTGTACATCGTGCTCGTGGCCAGAAGTGCTATAGGGAAAGAGGCAATGCACAGTGGTATTGGCCACATTCTACGCTCGCCCTGCGGTCCCGCGATAAGCCCCTACATTGAGTTCCAGGATTACGTGTCCGCGCCCGCATTAGTTAAGGCGCTTGGCTCCAAGTCCTCGATGGTCAACATCAGCGGGGAGTGGGGACACAAGCTCGCACGCATGGCGGATGGTCGCGATACGCAGATGCAGGGGCTACGGGCGGCAATGACCAACCTGTATCAGAAGTCGGGTGTCGCGTCTGTTGCGGGTGGCCTAAGCTACTCAAACAAGGATCAGAACGTAGAGACTGTCAACGCTGTAGCCTACACCATGATTGGTGAGACAACGCCTGGGACGTTCTACGACGCATTAACCGACACGATGATGGCGGATGGCTTCTTATCGCGCTTCAACATCATTGAATATAACGGGGACCGACCGGCCAAAAACGGGAGCCAGCTGCACGACTTGCCAAGTGACATATCTGCAACTCTTGCGGGCATTGGTTCACACGTATCCGGAGTGTTGCACTCCAACGTGATCCAGGTGCGTATGGACCCCGAAGCTGAGGCAATGCTGGACGAGTTTGACAAGCTGTGTGATCAGGAGATACATGAAGCGGGTTCGGAGGAAGCACTGCGGCAGATGTGGAACCGGGCGCACCTAAAGGCCATCCGAGTTGCGGGTGTGTTAGCAGCAGCGGACAACCACATCAACCCATGTATCAATACAGGCCACACAGCATGGGCGCTCACATTAGTCAAGCGTGATGTGTACTCCATGCGAGCCAAAGTGCAAAGTGGTGAGATTGGCGGCCATGACAGTGCTCGTATGAAGAAGCTCAACTCACTACTATTGGACTTCCTGAAAGGGGAAAGCAAAGCCCTCCGCAAGGTCAAGAAGCAGATGCTCTTGGACGGCATTGTCCCTCGCAGCTACCTACAAGGTCGCACATCACAGCTCACTGCGTTTAAGAATCATCGGATGGGGGCAACTAAGGCCCTGGACGATACGCTGCGAGCAGCCGTTGACAACGGGCAGATCATGGAAGTTGACAAGGGCAAAGCGGTTGAGATGTACAACTACCATGGACGGTGTTTCCGAGTCCTCGAGGTCGAGTAGCAAGTTATCAGGCGTTGCCATTTACATACGCATGGCGCTCACTTATAGTGTGCTCTGTGCTTGCAATAACGCAACACATACAAGAGGTTCAGATATGAGCATTACACATCCAGAGATGGTAAAGACTCTTGCTAAGACAGGGGAGGACATTCTCGCTAAGATGACGCCTATGGGAGCTCACTTACTGCACATGGCAGTTGGCGTGAGCGGCGAGGTTGGTGAACTGCTGGGCGCAATCGAAGCTGATGACCGGGACAACGCACTGGAAGAGCTTGGCGACATTGAGTTCTACTTTGAAGGACTGTGCCAGGGTGTTGATATGGTGCTAGTCCACAGTGTGATTGACTTGAACACACTTGAGGACGACCCGTTCGTTCCTGTGCTTACACAAGCGGCCGAGATGTTGGACGTTGTGAAGAAGCTGGTGGTGTACAACGATGAGAAGAAGTTGCCACAGTTGCGGATCGAGATGCAGCGCTTCCGCACTTACTTGGACGGCTTCTACGCACTGGCTGAGCTCACACGTGAGCAAGCGCTGGAGCATAATATCAACAAGCTGGGCAAGCGGTACGAGGGCTTCAACTACTCGGACGACGCTGCCAAAGCTCGCGCGGATAAGGTGTAATATGAACCTGGAAGAGCAGGCACGACAGACCCTTATGATCCAAGCACTCTACCGCATACTGGAGCAGCAAGGGGGTTCAGTTACGCTCCCACTTCGTAAGGTGGTCGAGTGTGAGGATATGGGCGGGATTTCTATTGCAGTACGTCCTGACGGGTCATGCGAGTTGACGGCTATGACGCCAGACACTTGTAGCGCCTTCCAGGAAGCCCTTGACAACCCCCGAACAGACAAGGAACTAACATGACTGAAATTCCCGAGAACAAAGTGACCCAGGCAGACCTTTCCGCGTGGTACGAAATGAGCCAGGAGCTCAAGAAGTTGCGTGCCAAAGAAATGGTGTTGCGCAAGAAGATCTTTGACGGTGCGTTCCCTGACCCAAAAGAGGGGACAAACAACTATGAGCTCGCTGACGGCTATATGCTGAAGGCACAGTACAAGCTGGACCGCAACGTCGATCCTGGCGCACTGGACGCTCTGAAAGACAAGCTCCGGGAAAACAAGATCAACCCTGACTCGCTTGTGCAGTACAAGCCAAGCCTCGTGATAAAGGAATACCGGCACCTAACTGAGGAGCAACACAAGCTCTTTGACCAGTGCCTAATCGTTAAGCCCGGGTCCCCATCTTTGGAGATCGTGCTTCCGAAAAGGAAGGGGAAGTAAGATGTGGGTCACAATCATAGCTGATGCCTCGTATTGCCCAGAAACAGACAAGGCGGGCTATGGTTTTTGGATCGCTTCACAACGGGGCAAGCAAGGAGGGGACGGAGTCTTGGAATCGCATGTTGGGAACAACATTGTGGCCGAGATGATGGCCCTTCTAAATGCCCTCAGTGTAGCGGTCAAACGTGGGTTGGTAGAGAAGAAAGATTCAGTGCTTTTACAGACCGACTGCCAGCCCGCAATTGACGCCTTTAATGGGCGCCGGAGTAGCATTACAGATCAAGAGAAAGAACTGGTGTTATGGTATGAGAATTTCGTATCCTCTAACGAACTTCACATGCGATTGAAGCACGTGAAGGGACACACCAAAAGCGATGACGCCAGGTTCGTTGTAAACAACATCTGCGACCGCAAAGCACGCCGCAACATGCGAAAGGCGCGTGACAAGCACCGCATGGCAAAAATCCGGGAGTTCCTCAATGATTAAAGAACAGCAAGAAGTATTGGACCAGCTGAACCGTGTGTTGCAAATCTATCGCACATCCGAGGGCGCTATACGCCCACACTTTCTGCTCACAGGCCCTAGCGGCAGCGGCAAGTCCCATATCGCACAGCACCTGGCAGACGAGCACGAATTGGACTTTATGGAGCTTAACGCGGCCCAGCTAACCAAAGAGGGCACGTCCGGCAACAGCTTGTCCAAAGCATTGTCCCCGCTAGCACAGAAGGGCAACCAGCTCACGATCATATTCGTAGACGAGTTCGATAAGCTATTCATCTCGGGCAACAGCAACAGCCACCTGGCGCACGAAACCACCAACGGCGTGCAAAACGAATTCCTGAAGCTGCTGGAAAGCAAGTCGACCAGCGTCTACGGGGATTATGGCAAGTATGTAGACGTCGCTGTTGACAAGGTGCTGTTCATCTTTGCTGGTGCGTTCAATGGCGAGGAAAACCTCAACCTGGACCGCTTGCGCGACTTCGGTATTAAGACCGAGTTCCTGGGTCGCGTAGGGTTGATCTACAACCTGAAGAAGCTGTCGCTGGAGTCCATGTACCACACGCTCCTGAACAGCCGCTTGCTCACAATGTACCTGAAGCTGTTCCCTGGAGTGGAGCGGGATATTGTGGTCAGGGACATCATGCAAGTCGTTGAGAGGCTGCACGAGCAAAACACGCTCGGCATTCGTATTCTGAACACGTTGCTGAACCGCTACTTCATCAACAACGGCAAGCTCGAGGACGAAGAAGTACAGCAGTCCTCATTCCAAAAGACACTTTCATTTGAGGCAAACAAACATGAGTGATCCGAAACCGAATTACACAGGAAAAGGCGTAGTCGCCATTGACGTGCTGGACCATGGGTTTGTAGCCCTGCGCAATTTGTCTGGGCCTACACGGCGCCCCGAGGAGCTGTTTGATGCTAGCGATGTGGATCCGGCCAACAGTGCTCGCATGTCCTTTGAGAACATGGACAGTGGCAGGTCTGAAGAAGATGACCACAGGCTTGCCAAGTACCTTATGAGGCACTGGCACACAACACCATTCGAGATGATCGAGTGCTGGATAGAAATGAAGATGCCTATCTTTGTCGCCCGGCAGTTTGTGCGCCATCGTACAGCCACCATCAACGAGGTCAGTGGGCGTTACATTACGCTCCCTGAAGAGTGGTACATACCTGAGATCGTTGGTGCGGCTGCTAAAGATAAGAAGCAGGGGCAAGCCGAAGGGCTAGCTCAGGGCATTCAGGATGAGTTTAAGCATCGCCTTGACGCACACTGCCAGCAGAGTTATTTCCAGTACACCGCAGCCATTCGCGAGCGTGTTGCACCGGAGCACGCTCGCATGTTCCTCCACCTGAACCACTACACCCATTGGCTCTGGAAACAGGACCTTCACAACATTATGCACTTCCTGGCACTGCGGCGGGACAGCCATGCGCAGATCGAGGCTCAGAAGTATGCTGAAGCCATCCTGGGTATGCTGCGAAAACACTTGCCACACAGTATGGCACTCTTTGATGAGTACCGGAGGAACGGATGAAACCGATATTGGCCTGTGATGCAGAAGTAAGCAAGCTCAAGTTCCCTCTTGTAGCAATGCCCAAGATCGACGGTGTGCGAGCGCTTAACGTCGATGAACGTCTAGTCGGTCGTAGTGGGAAGCAGTTCAAGAACAAGCTGAACACAGCGTTCTACAGCGACTCCCGTTTTAATGGTTTAGACGGGGAGATGGTTTGCGATCGCGTGTTCGGTTATGGGATCTGCAATGAGACCACAAGTGCCCTCGGAACTATCAAAGGCGAGGTTGAGACCAACTGGTGTCTGTTTGACTATGTGGTAGAGGGGATGAACGACCACCTGCCATACGTCACTCGCTACCAGCAACTCATAAGCCATGTGACACAGCTGATCGCAAGCGACCCGAGCGTAGCTTCCAGGTTGTGGATCGTTCCTGCTGAGATGGTTTACTGCCGGGAGCACCTCAACGACCTTGAGCTCCGCTGGATCACGCAGGGTTACGAGGGAGTGATACTGAGGGAGCCCGAGGGCATATACAAGTTTGGCCGCAGCACTGCCAACGAAGGTTATTTCCTGCGAGTAAAGCGCTTCCTCGACGCTGAGATCGAGATTACTGCTGTCGTTGAAGGCAAGTCCAACCAGAACGAGCTCAAGCACAACCCGCATGGCTACGCCGAGCGGAGTACAGTTGCTGACGGGATGGTGCCAAACGGCATGGTCGGAACGATTGTTGGGCGTGCTCTGGAAGACGTCGTATGGAACAAGCGGACGATCATTTACAGAGGGGATCTCATTGAGGTTAGCCCAGGCAAAATGACGCACGCAGACCGACGCTACTACTTTGAGCACACGGAAGAGATCGTGGGACTTATAGCGAAGTATCAGTTCTTCCCGGTTGGCATTAAAGACAAGCCAAGGTTCCCTACATTCCAGGGGTTCCGCGATCCTGTTGACATGAGCTAAACCATAGAAATATCTTGTGTTTAGCGAGTGCGATCTGTAGCATTAACTGAGCACTAACAACAGGAGGGCGCCAATGCCTTTGCACTTTACAACCTCGGAACAAGCCTCGCAAGCGGCAGGGGTGAAGACGCTGATCTACAGCGGCTCTGGCATGGGCAAGACTGTCCTTTGTGCCACAGCACCTAGTCCACTTGTACTGTCAGCGGAAGCTGGATTGCTATCGCTTCGCAAGAAGAACCTGGAGCGCTTGTTTGGCGTAGGGAACCAGGCGGTCACTTACAACGTGCCCGTGATCCAGATCGCTACTGTTGACGATCTCACTGACGCCTATAACTGGTGCGTCCAGAGTGCTGAGGCAAGGCCTTTCCAGACTATATGCCTGGACTCGCTTTCCGAGATTGCAGAGGTAGTCCTTAACAATGCCAAGCGCCAGGTAAAAGATCCCCGCCAGGCGTATGGCGAACTAATAGAGAAGATGGAAACGACCATACGGTTGTTCCGTGACCTCCCGGGTAAGCACGTCTACATGGCTGCAAAGATGGAGCCAAACAAAGACGAGCAGTCGGGTGTGGTCAAGTATGGGCCTTCAATGCCTGGCTCTAAGCTGGGCTCGAAGCTGCCGTATTACTTCGACGAGGTGTTCCGTCTTGGAGTAAACAAGACGCCACAGGGCGAGAGCTATAGGTTTCTACAGACTCAGCCCGATTTGCAATACGAGGCCAAAGATCGGTCAGGATCGTTGGATAACCTTGAAGCCCCTTTTCTGACCAATGTGTTTAACAAAATCCTAGGAGATTGAACATGGCTCAACTTAACTTTGACGCATCCCAAGTCGCCCCGAATGCAGGGACGCCGGATCCGGTTCCGGAGGGATGGTACAACGTGCAGATCGACCAGTCCGAAATGAAGCCTACGAAGGACGGCGCTGGCACCTACCTGGAACTTCGGTTCTCAGTTATGGACGGTCAGTACGCCAACCGGAAACTGTTCGCTCGTTTGAACTTGCGCAACAACAACCCGGTCGCACAGGAAATCGCCTATGGTGAGCTGTCTGCAATCTGCCACGCCACTAACGTAATGCAGCTCCAGGACAGCCAACAGCTTCACGGTGTTCCACTGAAGGTTAAGGCAAAGGTACGTCCCGCCAGCGGTGGTTACGATGCAAGCAACGACCTCAGTGGTTTCAAGAACATCAATGAGTCTACTGGTGATGCGCCCGCAGCTGGTGCTGGTGCTCCTCCGCAGGGCTTCGCTGGTGCTGGTACACAGCCGGGCAACACAACTCCTCCACAAGGCGCAGGACAGCAGCCATGGCAGCAACCCGCACAGCAATCCGCACAGCAATCCCAGCCGGCCCAGCAGGGTGGAGCACAGCAGCCATGGCAGCAGCAGCCTTCGCAACAGCCCGAGCAGCAGCCGCAGCAGGGTTCACAACCGCAGGGACAGCCGCAGCAGCCTTGGCAGCAGCAGAACGGGACGCAGCCTGCACAGGAACAGCCCCAGCAGCAGCCCCAACAGCAGCCCCAACAGCAGCCGAACAACCAGCCGCAGAATAACGCGGGCAACGGTATGCCTCCATGGGCTCAAGGCCAGTAAAACGGTCTCCACTATAGCCCGCCATCCGGCGGGCTATTTTTTCGACGCAATAGGTGACCCATGCCTATCTATTTGGCAAGCAAAACGGTCCTCGCTATAGAGGACGCAATACGAGCGGATCAGGGCGCTGCTTTCCGTGGCTGGTTGGGACGTGTTATCCCACACATGGACGACGCATATCGCACTGACGAATTCCCATTCCGCACGCACTTAGGCGCCTCTGGTGTAGGCGGTGACTGTGCAAGAAAAATCTGGTACGGCTTTCGCTGGGCTACACAGCAGAAACATGACGGACGTCTGCTGAGGCTCTTCAACAGGGGGCACCTTGAGGAAGCACGCTTCATCGCCATGCTACTTACCATAGGCGCGGAAGTGATCCAGCAGGACGAGAACGGCAAGCAATTCAAGATCTCCGATGCTGGAGGACACTTTGGCGGGAGCGGTGACGGTATTGTGGTCAACATCCCGGACCTGGAGCCTGGGGTCCCTGCACTGTGCGAGTTCAAAACAAGCGCCGACAAGCCTTTTATCGAAGTAGAAAAGAAGGGTGTCAAGGACGCCAAGTTTGAACATTATGTACAGATGCAAGTGTACATGAGAAAGATGGGCTTGGCCGTTGGGCTGTACATGGTCGTCAACAAGAATAACGACAAGCTATACGCAGAGCTGATACCATTTGATGCCGAGACAGCTGACCAGTATATCGACCGGGGTATTAACCTCGTTTGGATGGAAACGGAACCGAACAGGATTAGCGAGTCTCCAGGTTGGTACAAGTGCAAGTGGTGCGACGACAGGCCCGTATGCCATCTGAAAGCAGCACCAGCGGTCAATTGCCGCACATGCCAACATTCAAAGCCGCTGGAGGATGGGACTTGGAAGTGCGCCAATTTCGAGAGTGATATGTACGGCGTGATCACCAAGGAACAGCAGTTCGCAGCGTGCGACAAGTATAGAAGGAAGTTCTGATGCCGGACCTGTACAAAGACCTGGGCGTCTCTAAGGGTGCAAGCCAGGCAGAAATCAAGAAGCAGTTCAAGCAGCAGGCGGGCAAGTGCCACCCCGATAAGCACCCAGACAATCCGAAAGCGAAGGCACAGTTCCAGCGCATCCAGCACGCCTACGCAGTGCTCAAGGATGAAAGCAAGCGGGAGCACTACGACCGGACCGGTGAGGACAGCCAGCACAAGCCGCCTTCCATTGATGATCATGCCAACGGTATGATCTCGGAGGTGTTTCTCAACCTAGCGTCTACTCAAGGGTTTGTTGCCAAGGACTACATTTCAGAGACTCGCAAGATCGTCCAGAACTCGTTGCGGCAGTGCATAAAAGAGAAGCGTGAAACGGATGTTGCAAAGCAGCGCCTTTCGTACCTCATTGACCACACTGCTGCCAACGACAACCTGGTCGGAATGTTGACCGGGCACCTCGAGTCCCTCACCCATAAGCTGGAGCAAGCAAAGCAGGGTGAAAAGGTTATGGGTAGAGCTCTAGAGTTGCTGGACGAGTTCCGTTATACTGGAACGACTCCGGGCCCCGTTACGTCATCGCCTTGGAATGAAACCGACCCCTATGTAGGATAGAGAATATGAAGTTCCGTCCGTACCAGTGGGATGGCGTGACAGCGATTTGGGACTACTTCAAAAGCGGCAAGACGGGGAACCCGATTGTCGCTATGCCTACCGGCACAGGCAAGTCGCTTGTGATCGGTGGGTTCGTGCGTACAGTGTTTGACGCATTCCCGAACCAGCGAGTCATGATCCTCACCCACGTGAAAGAATTGATTCAGCAGAACTACGACAAGCTCCAGATCATATGGCCAACAGCCCCTTCCGGCATCTACAGCTCCGGCCTGGGAAGGAAGGACCTCTACAACAATATCACCTTCGCTGGCATCGGTTCAGTGGCAAAGCGTGCGCAGGAGTTTGGGCACATTGACCTCCTCGTGATTGACGAGGCCCACTTGGTCAGCCCCACCGACACCACCATGTATCAGAAGTTCATAACAGCTCTGAAAGAGTACAACCCGAACCTGAAAGTCATTGGCTTAACTGCTACACCCTACCGGCTGGGGCATGGCGAGATAATCGAGGACGGAGGTCTGTTCACGGATGTGTGCTACGACCTCACAACCCTGGAGGAGTTCAACAAGCTCATCGAGGAGGGCTACCTGTGCCCGCTGGTCCCGAAGCGAACCGAGCTCATGCTCAACGTGGATGGCGTACACAAGCGGGCAGGGGAGTTCGTTGCCAAGGAGCTTCAGAACGCAGTTGACAAGAGCGAGATCACAGAAGCCGCTGTCAAGGAAGCCATTGAGGTAGGCACAGAGCGACACAGCTGGCTGGTATTCACTGCTGGTGTGGAGCACGCTATACACACAGCAGAGGTTCTGAACGCCATGGGCGTGCCAGCTAAGGCGGTCCACAGTGGGAACAAAGAATACAAGATGAGTGACGGGGAGCGCGACGAAGCCATAGCACAGTTCAAGCGTGGCGAACTGCGAGCCCTTGTGAACAACAACGTCTTGACCACAGGGTTCGACCACCCTCCCATCGACCTGATCCTAATGCTGCGGCCAACTAGCAGTCCAGGGCTATGGGTCCAGATGCTAGGCCGCGGCACCCGACCTGTATACGCGGATGGGTTTGACCTAGACAATGTGCAGGGGAGACTCGCTTCCATCGCACACAGCCAGAAGCAGAACTGTATGGTGCTGGATTTTGGCGGCAACACTAAACGGCTTGGCCCCATCAACGATCCTGTGCTCCCTCCCAAGAAGGGGAAGAAGACTGGTGATGCGCCCATTAAACTGTGTGAGGGTATCACAGCCGAGAACAAGGTATGTGATATCTGGGTCCATGCAAGCTGTCGGACGTGCCCACATTGTGGCAACGAGTTCAACTTCCAGACCAAGCTGAAACAGGGGGCCAGCACAGACGAGCTGATCAAAGGGGACCTGCCTGTCGTCGAGGAGTTTAAGGTTGAGCACATTACCTACGCGGAACACACAAAGATGGACAAGCCTCCAATGATGAAGGTGTCCTACTATTGTGGGTTCCACATGTTCACTGACTATGTTTGTTTCGAGCACGAGGGGTTCGCGCAGCGCAAAGCACAGCAGTGGTGGAAGGCACGCACTGAACGTCCGTTCCCCGCCAGCACAGCGGAAGGGATAGAGCAATCGTCTTTGCTGTCCCCTACTACTAGCCTTCGCGTCTGGACCAATAAAAAATATCTAGAAATCATGGCTTACTGCCATGACGGGACGCATTTTGGGAAAGAAGAGGCGGACGAGCTGCTGGTGCCTACCACTGAGACACACAAGCCAATTCCCTTCAATAACAGCAAGATAGATGACAACGAGTTCGTTGACGAGTTCGAGGACGACATACCTTTCTAAATTATTTTGGATTTATTTTGTGAAATCATTTGCATCTACGTTGGATGTGTTTATACTTGTTTCATGTGTAGCAAAACAGCAACACAACAAACAACCAAAGCAACGGAGACGCAACATGAAAACATACTCAACTAAAGCAGCAGCAAAGAAAGGCGCCAAGCGCAACGAACTGAACATCGACGAGCTGAACTTTATCCAGAACGAAGAAGGTCGCTGGTCTTGGGAAGTAGCAGTAAACGAAGACGACGCGGAGTTGATTGCAACATGTGGCCACGCTTACTGCCCACACTGTAACATCCACCTGAGCAACGGTCTGCAGGACTTCGAAAACATGCTGGACGCTCACAAGAACCAAAGTGAAATTGAGCCAATCACACATGAGTGGCTGTGCCTGGGTTGCGGTGAAGAGTTCGGTGAGCCATGCGAGCTGCCAACTAAGGGAACTGGCATCAAGATTGAAAAAGATCGCCCAGAGTTCAACGGTGTGCAGCGTCCGAGCGCTGGTGGCAAGTGTCGCGCCATTTGGGACTTCTGTGACGCACTGAATGAGAAGGGTGTTATGCCAATGCCGAAGCTGCTGAAAGAAGCTGCTGCTGATAAGGGTTGGAACGCAAACAACGCAGTCATTGAGATGTACCAATGGCGCAAGTTCCACGGCATTGTCGGTCGTCAAAACGCAAGCAAATGAGCCTCCGGGCTCACTCGACAAGAGATACGGCGGGCCACGTGCCCGCCAACTCGTTTGGAGATCCGATATGTATGTACTGATTGAACTCGAGCGAATGGCGCTGCTGCACAAGCACCAGAACCTCTTTGTGCTTGCTGACGTCGCCTGGATAGAAGCGCATCACAAAGGCTACGCAATCTTTGGTCTTGACGATGCTACTGGTTTTCGCCAGTTCACGGACATGGAGCTTGCGATGTTATACCGCAACATGACAGGGGCAGAAACGAAGCTCAAGCGCCAGCAGCTTCTCCAGGTAGTCTTTGATGCTGCCACACGCACAAGCGAGTCTGATATTGACGCCGTTGAAGCGGAGCGACAAGCAGAGCAGGTCCTGGACGATGAACAGGTGTGGATCTATGTTAAGGGGGCCAAGCGGCCAGCACAGAAACCTGATCTCTTTGAGCAAGCGTGCCGTCGTGCAAAACAGAACGAAGAAGAGGAGCGGAAAGCTATTGCAGGTGAGCTGCCAGCGCTAACGAGAAAAGTGCGGCCGCGTAGCTCGGGCACAGGCAACGATCGGCCAAACCCCGGTACACAGCATCCGGCGAAACCTGCTGCTGGGCCTAAGCGAGGCACAGCTAAGGCAATCATATGGTCCACAGCGGATAAGGCCTGGGAGGAAGCGGGGAAGCCTACTGACAAGTCGGAGGTGCTTTTGATCCGCAAGCAGGTCATGGACACGCTAGAAAAGGATGAGGCCATAAAGCGTGCAAGCTCCAGTTCGGAACTAGGCGCATGGCACAAAACTCGAGCCCCGTTTTAATAGTTGCAATCGTGAAGGGACGCTGTTAAATTAGCAGTCCGTTCACGTTACTGCGTGAAATTAAATAAAGTATATCCAACAATTTGGAGATCCACCATGGACAAGATCGAGACCCTGAAAGAAGCTGCTGTTGAAGCCGAAGCGGCTACCGAAAACCTGAGCGCCGAAGTTTCCGCCCTGGAAGGTGCCGACGAGGTTGACAAGGAAGCAGTCAAGGCCAAGAAGGCTGAATTGCGCACAGCACAAAGTTCCCTGAAGAAAGCCAACGCGGCTGTCGAGAAGGAACACAAAGCAGCAGCCCGCGAAGAAGAGCGTGCCGCGAAGAAAGCTGCCAAGGAAGCTGAGAAGGCAGAGCGCGAAGCTGCCAAGGAAGCTGCCAAGGAAGCGAAAGCTGAAGAAGCCAAGCGCAAAGAAGCCGCGCGTGAAGCTAACCGTATGCCCGAGCAGAACGGTATCCGTCGTCCGAAGCCGAACACGAAGTGTGGCCGGACTTGGGAAATTGCAGACGAGATCTCCAAGGAACTTGGACAGCCTGCACCCATCAAGGAACTGCTGGAGCGTGCAAGCAAGGAAGACCTCAACGAAGGCAACACCAAGGCTGAGTACGCCAGGTGGCGCAAGTTCAACGGCGTTACTGGTCGCGTGACGCTGCCGAAAGAAGAAACGGCTGAAGAAACAGCGCCCGCTGAATAATCTAGCCGTTGGCATAGGCCCCTGTTACAATTACGGGGTCTGGCCTAGCTGGACTCCGTAACCCATCGGCGCGAGCCGTTTACTTCCCGGAGGTTCAATGAACACCCAACCGATTGAAAAGAAAATACAGAGCGATGGACTGTCCCTGGACATCGTTGGCATATTCCCCACCATACAAGGCGAAGGTCCCTTTACAGGTCACCGAGCCGTATTCATCCGCCTTGCTGGCTGTAACTTGCAGTGTCCCGGATGCGATACCGATTACACTTCAAACAGAGAAGCTCGCAAAATAGGTTTCATAGGTGCCGAAGTTATGGCGCTGATGGAGCCTGGCGCACTTGTGGTCATTACAGGGGGTGAGCCTTTCCGGCAGAACATTACACCACTCGCGAACGGGCTCAACGATTGCGGTTACGATGTGCAGATCGAAACGAACGGCACGCTGCCTCCCAGCCCTGGCCTAAGCGACAATGTGGTTGTCGTGTGCAGTCCTAAGGCAGGGAAGATCAATGGGCAGATGCAGTGTCGCGCCAATGCTTTCAAATACGTGATGCACGCCGACAGCGTAGCCGAGGACGGCTTGCCTATCCTTGCTCTTGACCACAGTGCCAGGCCGCTTGTGGCACGTCCTCCGATCGGGAATACTTTGCCAGTGTATCTCCAGCCAATGGACTCGTACAACATCGCCCAGAACCATCGCAATACGAAAGCGGTTCTTGATAGCTGCATGAAGCACGGGTACATCCTTCAGCTGCAAATTCATAAGCTATTGGGAGTTGAATAATGTGCGCAATCGTTGGGGCCTTGTTGCCCCGTACCAACACCATTCTGGACGCAGCACATGCCAAGAGCACGCTGCTCCACATTATGAAGGCAAGCCATGCACGCGGTCGTGACGGATATGGGGTGCATACGCATTTCAACATCCTCGAATCGCGAGCTTCGGATTGCTACAAGTTTCCACGCAAGTTTCACGAAGCAGAGATCCAGGCACCTGACGTTGGCGCCCTGCTTGATGGGGCAAGCGTGATCGCCAACTTTCGTGCAGAGCCAACCACAGAGTTCGTGCGCAGCAAGCGGGCTGAAGATCAGCAGCCGTACAAGCTCGACGACTGGGCGATTGTACACAACGGCACAGTGGCGAACGACCATGACCTGCGCACTTACGAGCTCCAGACAACGATCGACAGTGCAGCCATTGTAGAGCTCCTTGTGGGCCAGCCCCAGCTATTCGACGGGCCGCTGGATGCGTACAGCACCTTCCACGACACGATCAAGGAGGGGGTTGTTGGCAGCTACGCGATCCTGGCAACGAACTCGCACTTCCCTGAACACATGATGGTGGCGTGCAACTATCGCCCCGTCTGGTACGCGGTCACACAGCGCGGTGTATTCTTTGCAAGCGCGAAGGAATACTTTCCTAAGGAGCTGACACCGATCGCCCTGGAGCCGTACAGCACAGCCTCGTTCCGCTACATAAACGGGAACCTGAACGTGGAGAAGAACACGCTTCGCGAAACGCTCACTGAAAAGCCTAAGGCGCTGGTCATTGCTAGCGGGGGTCTGGACAGCACAGTTGCGGCCGCGCAGTGTGTGAAAGACGGATACGATGTCTCGCTTGTGCATTTCACCTATGGCTGTAGAGCGGAGGAGCATGAAGTTGAAGCCGTGCAGGCAATCGGGGAGGCGATGGGTGTGCCTGTAACAGTGTTCCCAATGGCGATCTACAATGCTGAGGACTCCCGGCTCTTTGATAAGGACAGTGACATCGCTGGCGGGGAGGCGGGAGCTGAGTTCGCGCATGAATGGGTCCCGGCGCGGAACCTGGTGATGCTCAGTGTGGCCACAGCACTTGCTGAGTCAGGCGGCTTTCAATACATTGTGCTTGGCAACAACCTGGAAGAAGCAGGTGCCTACCCTGATAATGAACCTGAGTTCGTTCGTCGCTTTAATGAACTGCTGCCATACGCTGTCGGGGATGGCAAGCGGGTCCAAGTGCTCATGCCTGTTGGTGATATGATGAAGCATGAGATTGTGGCGCTTGGATACAAGAACGGCGCTCCCCTGCACCTGACCTGGAGCTGCTATAAGAACGGGGGCTTGCACTGCGGCAAGTGTGGGCCCTGCTTTATGCGCAAGACTGCGTTCCGTATTAACTATCTCGACGAAGTAATCTCATACGAGGAATAAGGCCATGCACAAAGTACACCGCTATCACGACATCTGCGCAGGACACCGCGTTACAGGGCACGAGAGCAAGTGCCAGCACTTGCACGGGCACAACTACCGGGTCCACTTTACTTGCGTGGCAGACGGCTTAGACAGCCTTGGGCGCGTGATTGACTT